GTCTCCGCGTCTAGCCAGCGGTGCTCGTCGAAGACGTAGGCATGGAACACCGGCCGCCAAGGGACGTAATGGTTGTCCTCCGAGATCCACGTCCCCCGCTTGTGCCACGAGCCCGAGGCCGTGTCGTAGCACCAAGTAATCTCTAGGGGGATCCGCACGAGATAGAACCCGTGCCCGGCCTCGACGTAGGCGTCCCCGATGGCCGACGCGGTCCCGGTATACCCCTGAAGCGCCAACTCGACAGCAGGCGTGGAGATCCGCTCCGGGGAAAACCCGGCGGTCCTCAGCACCATCCCGCGTCCGTTGATCGTCGAGCCGAGCCAGTACATCACGCCCTCATTCACCGCGATGGAGAAGGGCGCGTCGATCCCATACTCGATGCCACGCCCCGAGGGGTGAGGCTCGAAGGGGACGGGGAAGGTCCCGGCGTTGTACCAGACCTCCGAGGTGTTCGTCCCGAGGAGCCAGATCAGCTCGCCATTGAGCACCTTGAGCCCCTGCCACCCGTCCGAAGCCGAGGAGCGCTGGAAGAAGTTCGTCCCGGTCGTCCACGTCGTACCGTCGAGGAGCCCGGAGAAGTACACCGTGGAGGTAGCCTGATCGAGGATGATGAAGTACCCGTCGATCTGGTCCCCGATGTCCGCGAGCCCGTCGATGGCCGACTGCTGCGTCAGCGTCGCCCCGGCGATGTCCCAGATGTACCCGTTCCCGCCCGAGGTAATGAGCAGCTCCCCGCCCCCGTCCCCGTTGTAGGAGATCGTCGCGGGGTTGTCCCCGATGGCGACGGAGCCGAGCGAGGTCCAGGTCCCGTCCTCGTTGATCTCGTAGAACGTCCCCGCCGCGACGGCCCACTCCCTCGAGGCGTGGACGGCGTGCGCCCGGCCCGGCCCGTTCGCCACCGACCCCAGCGACGTTACGCCCGGCGTCGGATACAGCGCCTTCGGAGACGCCGACCCTCCCTGAAGCGTGGCCTCGTAGAAGTTGATCGTGTCTTCCTGGTCCGCGATGTAGCTCTGCGCCACATTCGACGAGCCGAGCGCGAAAGGGATCCTCATCCGAGATAGATGTTGTAGCGCGTCCGCCACCACGGATGCGGGAAGGAAGCCGTCGCCTCCATCTCGAGCTCGTAGTCCCGGATGTTCGCCCGCTTGATGTCCGCCATCGTCCGCCGGGCGGTGTCCACGAGCACCGGGTGAGGCTGCACCCCGTAGGTCGGGCAGAGCAGGATCGCGAGGTTGGTGACGAGCATCTCCTCATAGCCCGGCGGGAGCGCCACCGTCGTCGTCAGCGCGGAGAACTGTGTCAGCGCCGTCCAGGCGTAGATCACGCCCGAGAGCGTGGTCGAGGTCGGCACGGGCCACAGGTCCAGCGTCGCGTTCGCGTAGGTCGGATTCAGGTAGTAGTGCGTCGGGTAGGTCGACGTCTCCGACTTGAGCGTGATCGCCGCGTACTCCGCCTCCGTCAGCCGCCGCAGCAGGTACTCGCTCGTGGGGCTCGTGGAGGAGTCGATGTACCCCACATCGTCCACATAGACCGGGCGAGCGATCGCCACGTCCCCGGCGGAGCCGATGGAGTAGTTCCCATCGTTCGCCGTGATCGTCCACGTCGTGCGGGTCCGGGTGTAGATGGTGAGGCGCTCCACCCCGAGCCGGTCGATGAACCGATTCAGACGGAGGAGCGCCTCCGCCGCACCAGCAGCGGACGCTGTCTCGCCCTCCGCGAGAACGCCTATCTCACGAAGGGCCGACTCGATGACGCCGAGAGCGGTAGCCACATCTACGCGGCGTGCTTACCGCACCGCCCTCCCGACTTCGCCCGGTTCGTGCATGGCGTCCCGGCAGCCGTCGGAGCCCCGCAGAGCTGGATCCGCTCCGCCGGGCTCGAGACGGGCGCTCGAGGCACCTCGGGGACATGCTCGCCGCCCACCGCGTCCTTCGCCGCCCGGATCTCCGCCTTGGCCGCGTCGCTCATGTTCCGGTCCTCGAACTCCCGGTGAGCGGTGGCATCGGAGACGGCGCGGTCCCGGCCCTTCACGAAGTCGATGGCCTCCTGGGGCGAGTTGCGCCACCCGTCCTCGAAGGCCCGGGACATCTCGACCTCGTCCCGGACGATGCGCTGGCACTTCTCCGTGAACCGCTCGGCCGCTTCCTGCGCCCGCTCGAGCTCCCGGTGATCGCGCCACTGAGCGTAGGGGTCCGGAGGCGCAGCGCCGCACTTGATCTGCCCGTCCACCCGCTCGGCCCGGTACAGCATCTTCGGGAACGGACGGTAGACGTAGGGGTTCCCAGGCCCGGCGGTGCCGTGGGTCCACTTCGAGGGGAATTGCTCGAACTTGGACATCTCCTTCGCGAGGTTCGATCCCGGCACGGGGACCACGCCGCCCTCCCGGTTGTAGTTCGGGTCGGTCTCCTGATTGAACGGTCTGAACTCTTCGGACATCAAGCCTCCTTAGCGTGACCGTTTCCGCCGAAGGGAAGCGGCCCGATCCACCCATCGGGGCGGGGGTAGTCGATCAGCTCCTGCTCGATGGCCTCTTTCAGATGCTCCGGAGGCTCCGCGAGCTTGCCCGGCTCCACACCGGGCCGGATCGGAATGGGCTCGGGCTTCCACTCCTTCCGCTCGTACTCGGGCAGGCGCTTCCCGGTCACGAGGTCATGGCTTTCATAGCCGTACAGCCCCACCGGCTCGGCGAGGAGCGTGCACTGCTCCGGCAGGATGATCCGCACCCCTCGCTCCGCAGCCCGACCGATCCAGTACTCGCACGAGGAGCGCTGAATCACATACTCCGACTCGATCCCGTACTCGATGCCCCAGAGCCCGATGGTCGTGACCCCTTCCGTCAGGGCCAGCGCGATCATCCATGCCACCTGGTTCGTGAAGTAGGGCCGGGGCTCCCCGTACTCGGCGAGGATGCGACGCTTCGGGTACTCGATGCTCGCCGGGACCTCGGGATGCTGGGCCTGCATGTAGATCGGGACGGTGTTCTTCGCCAGCCACTTCGGGTATTGCGCCGTCTTCCGCCCACCCCGGCTCCAACAGGACTTCGGATGGAGGTCGAAGTAGCGGTCCATCTCGCACTTGTACCAGGCCCTCGAGGAAGCGTGGCCCCACTTCTCCCATGAGGAATCCTCCCACGGAGCATCGGTGAGGGTCTTCGTGTTCGAGCCGAAGATCGCCACCTTGCGCGTGGTACGAACGACAGACGGAGGCCGTCCCGGCTTTGACACCGAGACGGCCCCAAAGGTGATTGCCACCCTAGCTGTTGCTCGAGTCGATCGTCTCCAGACGCGACTCGGTGTACGGGTAGTTCAGCCAGACCGGAATGGCCGTACCCGTCGAGGAGGTCGCCGAAGTGACCGCCGTGGTGGCGACGCCCGTCGGCCACATACCGTGGACGATGTACGCCGGAGAGGTGGTGGCCGCAGCCAGCACCGCGAGACCGACGCTCGGGGTCGAGACCGAGGTCGCCGGAACCAGGATGTACGCGCTCGTTGCGGCCGAAACCGCATCGATCTGGGCGAACGAGTTGTAGCCGTAGATCTGCGCCCACACGTACTGGTCCGACGTGCCCGGCTCCACCAGAACGCCGACGGAGCCGTGGGTGCCTCCGACGGCCTGCGTGGCCGTGAAGTTCCCATCGACCGAGATCACCACCGTGGTGCCGCTGTACGCCGTAGCGGCGAGCTCCACGAGGACGTACTCGTTCCCGATCCCGTCCCGCGCACGCGCTCCGGGGAGAGCATACGAGGGGTACGCGCCGGAGTTCCCGACGAGGTTGACGACGTTCCCCGCCCGGTCCACGAAGCCCCAATCCCGCTTGAGGGCGGAAGGAGAGGCGATGAACACGCGGGCACCGCTCTTGTGCGAGAGCGCCCGGGTGCCGTTCCATCCACGCAGGACCGTGACGCGGCCCGCGACGGGGATGGTGTTCACGAACATGATCTCCTGCCCGGCCGTGCCCTGGACGATCAGGCAGGACGTGCCAGCGGTGATGTTCGTGGTGGAACCGACGGTGAAGTCGTTCTTCTCAGCGTCGAGAGCTTCGGAAAGGGTCGTTTCGTTGAGGATGTCGACAGCCATGATCCCCCCCTTACCCGACCACTCGACACGCCATCCGTTCCTGGATGGGTGCGGCGCCGAAAAGAATGTCCATGCGGTTCAGGTTCTGATCCGAGGTGATCGCGTACTGCTCGACGAACCTCATGGAGACATTCAGCATCTTGGAGTTGACCCTCGAGGCCGTCGCGCCACCGTTCGGCATCACGAGGTCAGCCATGACCGACGCGAATGCCTGCGGATGGAAGACGAGGTTCTGAGGGCTGATCGTCGCGGCCTGAGTGCCGCCCGCGGTCATCGCCCAGTACGTGATGGTGGCATCGTCTGCCGGACCAGCGTCCACGTTCTGGAGGGCGCCCGAGGTGATGATCGAGGGCGAGAAGCTCAGCGTGGCGGCTCCGGTGGTGTCGGTGACGTTCGCAGTCAGAACGAACTGCTGAAGCCGACCGGTGCTCTCCTTGCTGAGCGGGTTGACCGAGCGGACCCCGGCAATGGTGAAGATGTCACCCTTGACCGCAGCCAGCCCGCCGGAGCCCCACCCGTCCGTGACGATCGAGGAGCCGGTCTGCCCGGCGCCGTTGACCAGTGGCGTCGAGGCCACCGTCGCAGCTCCGGAAGTGAAACGCGGGATGTTCTGGTCCGTCACCCAGCGCTCGATCCCCGCAGCCGCCCGGGCGAACACGCCCGCCTCGAAAGCCTTGGTGATCTGCGGCGCCGGATGCTGACTCGCCAGAATCGCGTTCGCGATCGTCGCCTGAGCCAGAGGCTCGAGGACGGCAACGAGGTTGGTGTCCGGTCCCGCCAGGTCCAGGATCTTCACCCGGGCCTGCGAGTACGTCAGGACCGCCGAGGGAGTCGTCCCGAGCGTTCCGACCGAGTTGTAGACGGCCTTGTAGACGTCGGCCATCGACACGCGGTCGTAGTTGCTCGCGAGCGTCTCAGCGGCGGGCTGGACGTAGCGAGAGCGGATCTCGTCGAGGTCGGTGGTCTGCGTCTGCGTGCCCCACCCGAACCCGACGTGACGGCGCCGATTGAGAATGACGTTGACGGTCTGGTCCAGAATGTTCTGGACTTCCAGTGCTTCGCCAGACGTAACCGCCCACTGCTGAGGATACTCGTCCGAGTATTGCCTATTGAACTGCGCGACGCCGCGGAGGGAATTGACGAAGTACATGGCCGTCTCCGCCGTCACCCAATCGGGGGTAACGGTCTGGTTAGCCATGCGGCTCTCCTACCTGCTGAGGTTCTGGCCTTTCCAGATGGGAGCGTATTCGTCCAGGGTCATTCCTGGGCGCCAGCCCCGCTCAGCGGTATGAGGCGCGCCCGTGACTGGCCGCACGGGAGGGGGCGCCTTCGACACAGAGGGCTTGACCGGGGTGCCAGCCGGTGCAGTCAACATGCCCTCGATTTTCGCCACCTCGCGGGTAATCTCCCGCGGGGTTTGCAGCGCGGCGATTCGCTGGTATTCGTCCTTGTGCTCGCTGAACCACAC